CATATATACAATTTCTAAATGTTTTATATTAGAATGTTCTCGTAACTATTCTTTATATCAATTTTCAGATATGTTTAGCTGTTTTTGCGCTGTCTTTTTTTCAGCATATCGTCGATTATACTCTTGTTTTTTTTCTTTAGAAACAACAAATTTACGTGATTTTTCTCTCAATTCCTCTTTATGATTTTCATAATATGTTTTTTTACGTGTAGGTGCTGTATACTTTTTTAGGTGTTCTTTTGTATTTTGTAATTCTGTCATTACAAAATGATATTCTTTTTGTAATGCTTCATATTTTTCTAGTATTGTTGTGTATTCAGTCATGTTTCTTTATAATCAGTTGAGATATCTTTATATTATTTTAATAAATAATTATGCTGTCATTACAGTTTATATATCGGTTATAATAAGTAGCAAAACAGCTGTTATCAATTTTATGTTTTTATATTATTTTATGTTAATATTAAAATATGTGTACTTTAGAAATTATTTTCTTTAGCAAATGTATAATATAAGATATGGGGGGTGCACTCATGCAATTAGTAGCTTACGGCGCGCAGGACGTTTTCCTCACGGGAACTCCTGAGATCACTTTCTGGAAGGTGTCTTACAGACGCCACACAAACTTCGCGATGGAATCCATCGAACAGACCTTCTCTGGTCAGGCCGATTTCGGTCGCCGAGTTACCTGCACCATCAGTCGTAACGGTGATTTGTGCTACCGCACTTACCTCCAAGTGACTCTTCCCGAGATCAATCAATCCATGGCTGCCACCAACACTGGTGTCTATGCCCGTTGGATGGATTTCATCGGTGAGCAATTGGTTGCCCAAGTAGAGGTCGAGATTGGTGGTCAACGCATTGACCGTCAATACGGTGACTGGATGCACATCTGGAACCAACTTACTCTCACTGGTGAACAACAACGTGGCTACTTCAAGATGATTGGTAACACTACCCAACTTACCTACATCACTGATCCCACCTTCGCATCTGTCAACGGCCCTTGCGCTGCTGCTGGTGGTCCTACTCAAGTGTGCGCTCCCCGTAACGCACTTCCTGAGACCACCCTCTACATTCCCCTTCTTTTCTGGTGGAATCGCAACCCCGGTCTTGCCTTGCCTTTGATCGCTCTTCAATATCACGAAGTGAAGATCAACTTGGATCTTCGTCCTATTGGTGAGTGCTTGTGGGCGGTCAGTTCCCTCTCCGCCACTACCGGTATCTTGTCCGTATCTGCTGCCTACCAACAATCTTTGGTTGCGGCATCTTTGTACGTCGACTATATTTTCTTGGATACGGATGAGCGCAGAAAGATGGCACAAAACCCCCACGAATACCTCTTCGAGCAACTCCAATTTACCGGCGATGAATCTGTGGGCAGTTCCAGTAACAAGATCAAGTTGAATTTCAACCACCCTTGCAAAGAACTCATTTGGGTTGTCCAACCTGATGGAAACGTCGATTACTGCTCATCCCTTGATGCCACCCAAACTCTTTACCGAACTTTGGGTGCCCAACCCTTCAACTACACAGATGCCATTGATGCCCTACCCAACGCTATCCATGCTTTCGGGGGTCCTGGCGAAGTATCTGGTGTCAACGGTGTCATCGCCTCCAACGGTCTCTTCCAAATGGCCGGTGGTGTTGACGTTGCCACCACCACTGCCCAAGGTAACCCTGCCTGGGCATCTGCTGGTGTCTCCTACCCCGCTTTCCTTGATGCTCCCCAGACTGTCACTACCGGCTCTGGTCTCTCCGATGCCGGCACCTTCGTGCTTGCCGAGACCGCCTTAGACATGCATTGTTGGGGCGAGAATCCTTGCGTTACTGCTAAATTACAGCTTAACGGCCAAGACCGATTCTCTGAACGTGAAGGTTCCTACTTCGATGTGGTCCAACCCTTCCAACACCACACCCGCGCACCCGATACCGGTATCAACGTGTACTCCTTCGCTCTTCGCCCAGAAGAGCATCAACCAAGTGGCACGTGCAATTTCTCGCGAATTGATAACGCCGTACTCCAATTGGTGCTCTCATCCGCTACTGTCTCCGGTACCGCCACCGCCAAAGTCCGTGTGTACGCAGTAAATTATAACGTTCTCCGCGTTATGTCAGGAATGGCTGGGGTTGCATACTCAAATTGAGAACCTACACTATATATAGTACAATATTGTGACATACATATAATCGTGAAAATACAAAAAATGAGTATATTATAAAGCAGTAAAAAGATTGATTTATATTTTAATACAAATCAAACACATTGTGACATACAAAAATATACCCAAAGGTCGTCCATACTATGGACACCCTTGGTGGTGTTCAAGATATAACATTTCTTACTGATTTGTAAAGGGTGTATGTTAAACATACACCCTTTTAGTTTATCAGTTATATATATATTATTTACAAAAGTAATATAAATAAAATGGGTGTGTATGTATATATAACAGCCTTAAAATGGAAGTTGTAAAAGCATTTACTGAGAATGAATTACACACAGAGATTGTTATCAAAGGAACCATGGAAAGTCCTTTATTTAGAGCAAGTGATGTCGGTGAAGTTTTAGAAATGGGATGTATACGTTCTACTACTCGTAATTTTGATGATACTGAAAAGGTCGTGCACACTATGCACACCCTTGGTGGGAATCAAGAAATAACATTTCTCACTGAAAAAGGGTTGTATAAAGTATTGTTCAAATCAAGAAAACCAATCGCAGAAAAATTCCAAAATTGGATATGTGATGTTATTAAAGAAATACGTTTATCGGGGTCTTATGTTTTACAACAACAATTAGAACAAGCTACCACACAAATACAACATATTGAGGAAAAACACAAACATGATTTGGAAAAAAACAAATTACTCGAACGTGAAAAAATACTGCGACGGGATTACGCCACCAACGGACCTCTTATTTATATCATCCGTGTAAAATCATTTGAAAATGGTCGATATGTAATTAAAATCGGCGAGAGCAGCAAGGGTATTGAAGGTCGTTACAATGAACATAAAAACAAATACCCCGAATGTGTATTATTGGATTGTTATCCAGTCATCAAAAGTAGGAACTTCGAAAAATTTTTACATGGGCACGAAACCATTCGAAAACACATTGTTCGTGATTTACCGAACCACGAAAAAGAAAACGAACTGTTTATGATAGGTAAAGAATTGACGTACGGTATCGTCACACGAATCATTGAGACGAATATACAAAAATTCAACGAATTCACTCCTAGTGATTTCAAACATATGTTGGAAGAAGTGGTACATAATACACCCAATACATCTAATATAACCACAAATACAACAGAATTATTACAACAGGTTCTCCAAAACCAAAACATCATTCTACAACGATTATCTCAGATGGAACAAAAAATCAATGCGCCGCCACCAGATATCAAAACCTCCACCAATTTCGGACAACCCTTGGCAACTCTCGGCCCACGATTACAAAAAATCAATCCGGAGAACCTGTCACTCGTCCATACCTACGAATCAGTGGCAGAATGTTTGAAAGAATCCAAACATAAATTGAAACGTCCCAGTTTGGAAAAAGCCGTCCAAGAGAACACAATTTACGGTGGATTCCGGTGGGCTTACCGCAATCGCGACGACGACCCCACCATATTAGACGAAATCACCCCCACCAAACAAACACGTCCACAAAATCTGGGATATATCTCCAAACTCAACGCAGACAAAACACAAATAATTCATGTATATTTGGACAGAAAAACCGCCGCGACGGAAAACGGATTTCAACCAGGTTCTCTAGATACATCGGTAAAAGTAGGGGCCATTGCGCGTGGTCATTATTATGTTATGTATGATAAATGTGAACCCGAACTTGTCACAGAGTATGAAGACCAGTACGGAGAACCCATATTGTACAAAGAAGGAGTTGGTATATTCAATACAGATAATGAATTGGTCCAAGAATTTGTGTGTAAATATGATTGTATCAAGCAACAGAAAATCAGTGACAAAACATTGAAAAAAGCTTTGAATGAGAACATTCCTTATCAAAATCATTATTATCGCATGATAGGTCCAAAAATATCTACAGGTTCTCCAAATATTTTGTCCAGATAATATAAAGTCAAACAAACCATGGAACCTATTTTAGAGAACAGATACGTATTGTATGCCGTCATTTTCATTTGTTTTATCAATTTATTGGCGGATGTCGCTACTCAAGAGTTTTTTTTCGCGTTTCTCTTTTTACTTGTCATCTTTCTCATGGACTCGATGATAGATAATAAAATCATTTCACTCTCCGTCAGTTTCGTGATCGTCAATATTTTTATGTTAAAATTCAAATTCAATCAGATGAAATATTACTACAATTATTTACAAAGTTCTCCTCAGAAGAATCAGGTTCCTTCTTATGTAACCTAAATAACGTAATATGGGTAACCAAATGTAGTTTCCCATAAAACCAACATAAATAATAAATTCTAGGTTCTCTATATTGTCAAAATATAGTGAATCATGTCTTATTCCAACAACGTACATAAAACCCAAAATGATCTGTTGTTATCTACCTTGATGCGATTTTACGAGAACCATGACCATTTACGAAAAATGCTGTCTATTATTAACGGTGAAACTAACATTTCGCTGCGTATCGTGGATTGGTTTGTAACCAATTACGCGAAAAAGTATTTTACGGTGTACGATGTAACGACGGTTACGGGAGACATGATGCGGTTCAAGGTATACAATGAATACAAATTGAAATTGAAGGCGTACAGCAAACAGAGATTTGATAGTTTTTGTAGGTGGGAACGTATTATGGTGCCCTTGGATGATGACAGTAATATGGAAACGACTTTAGGACAATTAAACTTTTTCAAATGGGCCATAGAGAACCAGATTTTAGACTATATACGGGAGAACTACGACGACATTGAACGCGACATGAATGCGCGAAACAGTACATCACGTCGTAAGAATTCACCGATTGAACACGGAGATGGCGGAGCAGGTAAAACACGCAAGAAGCGCGAAGAATTGTCCATTTCGGCGTGTAAATGTATCAAGAAGGAGTCAGTGAAGATTGTGGTCAAATTCAATTGAGAGATGAAAAATAAAATAACAATATATTATTGAAATGCCTTTTGCATCAAACGAACAATTACAAGAAAATAGAACATTACTATCACAATACGCAAAATCACAAGCAGATCGAGAACGAGAAGCACGAGAACGAGAAGCACGAGAACGAGAAGCACGAGAACGAAAAGCACAAGAAGAACGAGAACGAAAAGCACAATTAGAGAATCCCGTTTTAGGAGATCCCGTTACAAAAATTTATGAACATATAAATAGTGCCAAAAACAAAATATTACCCACCACCCAATCTAACCGTATAATTTCGGAACCAGCATCTTCACAACCAAAAACATCAGGACCAACAACACCACTACCAATATCTTCACAATCAACAACTCCAAACGAAAAAGCACAAAGAGTGGGATATGTACGTAAAGCAGCATCACAAGCAGAACGAGCAGCAGCAGCAGCAATTAAAATACAAAAAAATGTACGTGGAAAACTATCACGTAAAAAAGCAGCCCTTCTTCGAGCAAACGCAGCAGAAAAAGCAGCAAAAATAGAAGCAGAAGCAGCAGCAAAAGCAGAACAAGAACGAGCAGCACAAGAACGAGCAGCACAAGAACAAGCAGAAATTGAAATACAAAAAAAGGCAAATGTAAAAAATGCACTTGAAACACTTAAACGAGCAAAAGTATTAAAACAAGCAGCAACACCATCACCACTACCAGCATCACCACTACCACAACAACAAATATCACCACAACCACAACAACAAGCACCACCACAACAACAATCACAATCTTCAGAAACAGAAGATTATAAATCAGACAAAGAAACAATTATCAATCAAATTAAGAGTGGTAATACAGAAAATATTTTAACATTAATTAAAAAAAATAGTTTTAATCAACTATTTTTGAATCAACTATTAATAATTGCTTGTGATGATAACAATTATACTACTGATGCTACTGATGCTACTGATGCTACTGATGCTACTGATGCTACTTGC